TTCGACGCCGAGATCGAACGGCTCGAGGGTCCGCACCGCACATTCAACGTCGGATAACGCACGTGTCCTACTCGCAAGCCGAACAGCGGCAAGCGTTCGCCGACGCTCTCACCGGTGTCACCGCTGACGTCGACGGCGTACCGGTGACGGTGACCGGCTACCCGGTGCAGCCGGTCACCGTCGCCCCGTACAGCGCATGGCCGATCTGGTCGGCGACGCGACCGGTCGGCGGGTTGGGCTGCACCATCGTCGAGACCGACTGGATCGTCGCGCTCGCGCTGCCGGGCGCCGACGCGCAGACGTGGTCGGCGAACGGTGACGCGCTCACCGACGCCGTGCTCGACGCGCTGAGCCGCTATCCGGTCGAGCGGGTCGAGCCCGGTCAAGTGCTGGTCGCCGACAGCGGCGCCATGCCGTGTCTGCGCTTTGCGGTCAACGGACTATAGGGGGAAACGATCATGCCAGCATCGGCAACCAAACTCGGCCCGGGCGTACTCACCATCGGCGCGACGGGCACCGATCTTGACATGAGTTGCCAGGTATCGGCGGCGAAAGTCGAGTGGGACAAGGACAAGGAAGATGACACGCCCGTGCTGTGCGGCGAGACCGTCGCGGGCGGCATCACGTACTCGGCGAAGCTGACCATGTCGGTGCTGCTCGATCTGTCCGACGCGGGCATGGTCGACTTCACCTGGACACACAAGGGCGAACAGATGCCGTTCGTGTTCGAACCCAACACGACGGCGGGCAAGGCGGTCACCGGCGATCTGATCGTCGACCCGCTCGACGTCGGCGGCGACGAAGTCAAGAAGAACATGTCCGTCGACGCCGAATGGGACATCGTCGGCGAACCCACATGGGGCACCACACCGGTCGCCGGCGCGGCGATGCCGACCCGGTCGAACGGCACCAGCTCGCCCGCCACGGTCGCCGCCGGCGAGACACCGGCACTGGTCGGGTAAGCGATGCCCGCCCCGGTCGTACGCGTCGAGGGCGCCGACCGGCTGCGGGCGACGATGCGCGCGGCCGGGTTAAAGCTGCGCGACTTGTCCGCGGTCAACCGGCGCACCGCGGCGAAGGTGGTCGCGGCGTCTGCGCCGGCCGCGCCGCGACGCACCGGCGCGCTCGCCGCATCGGTGCGGCCGCAGGGAACACAGCGCATCGCGGCCGCCCGCTCGACCCTGATCTACGCGCCGGTCATCCATTTCGGATGGCCGGGGCACCACATCATGCCGCAGCCATGGCTGTTCGACACCGCGGTCGCGACCGAGCCGGAATGGTCCGGCTACTACGAAGACGAAATTGACAAGATCCTTAACACAGTGCATGGAGCATCATGACCGAGCGACTGACCACACCGCGCATGCGCGTGCTGATGACCGACGGCACCAGACACGACGTGCAAGCGCTCAACATCGACATGGTCGCGTGGGACCGCGAGCGGGGTAAGCACCGCGACTGGCCGCCCGCGCAGGATGCGCCGTTCCTGTGGGCGACGTACCTGGCATGGCATGCGCTCGCCCGGTGCGGCGCGTTCGCCGGCACACTGCCCGCGTTCGAAGCCGATGCACAGCAGGTCGAAGTGCTCGCCGATGACGAAGACGCCGATGCTGTGGACCCTACCCGGACGGGTCTCGAGCCCGGATGATCGTCGCGCTCGCGCTCGCCACGAACACTGCGCCGTCGGCGTGGTGGGATGAAGACGACGCGACGATAGCGACCGCGATCGACATTCTCGACGAAGCCGCCGAGCGCCGCTGATGGCCGCGACCACGCTGCAGATCAAGATCCTCGCCGACGCGACGCAAGCCGCGGCGACGATGGACAAGGCGGCGACCCGGGCCGGCAAGTTCGGGTCCGGGCTGCGCAAGGCGGCGCTGCCCGCGGCCGCGGTGATCGCCGGGCTCGGCGCCATGGGCAAGGCGGCCGCCGACGACGCGCGCGGGCAAACCGTGCTCGCCAGCGTGTTGGCGAAGACGACCGGGGCGACGTCGGATCAGGTCGCGGCGACCGAAGCGTTCATCACGAAAACGGCGCTGGCGACCGGCGTCGCCGATGACCAGCTGCGGCCGGCGCTGGCGTCGCTGGCGACCGCGACCGGCGACGTCGGCAAGTCGCAAGATGCCATGGCGGTCGCGCTCGACGTCGCCGCCGCGACCGGCAAAGACGTCACGTCGGTCGCCGACGCCATGGCTAAGGGATACGCCGGCAACACGACGTCGCTGGGCAGGTTGTTCCCTGGTCTGGACAAGGCAACGCTCAAATCAAAAGACATGTCCAAGATCATGGGCGAGTTGGCGAAGAAGACGGGCGGCACGGCGGCGAGAGCCGCCGACACCGCGGCCGGCAAGATGCAGCGCGCCGCCGTCGCCATGGACGAAGTCAAAGAGTCGGCCGGGGCGGCGCTGCTGCCGGTGCTCGACAAGCTCGGCGGCATGCTCGGCGCGGTCGCGAAGTTCGCGCAGGACAATCAGGGTGCCATGACGGCGCTGGTGATTGTGCTCGGCTTGCTCGCCGCCGCGGTCATGGTGATGAACGGCGTGATGGCTGTGGTGCGCACCGCAACGCTCGCGTGGACAGCCGTCCAGTGGGCTCTCAACAGCGCGTTCCTGGCGAACCCGCTCACATGGATTGTGATCATCATCGTCGCGCTGGTCGCGGCGATCGTGATCGCGTACAAGAAGTCGCAGACGTTCCGCAACATCGTCGCCGGCGCATGGCTCGGCATCAAAGTCGCGATCGCCGCAGTGTGGTCATTCCTGAAAACCGTGTTCGAAGCGATCAAGGCAGCGTTCAAAGCGATCGGCACCGCGGCCGGTTGGCTGTGGGGCAAGATCAAAGCCGCGTGGGACTCGATCAAGTCGGGCATGGCAGCGGCATGGGGCTGGATACGCGATCACGTCATTGACCCGTACGTCGCGGCGATCAAGAAGATCGCCGACAAGATGGCCGCCATGCGCGACGCCGTCGCCGGCATCTGGGATTCGATCAAGAGCGCGATCGGCGGCGCGATCGACTGGATCAAGGGCAAGATCGACGGGCTGCTTGACAAGGCGCAAGCGATCATCGACAAGCTCAAGAAGATACCCGGCGTCGGCAGTGTGCTCGGCGCGGTCGGGTTGTCGGCGCCGAGCGCGGCGACCGCGGCGACCGCGCCGACGGTCCGCGGCCGCGGCGCCGGCCGGGCGGCGCCGGCGTCGACTAGCTCGACCGGGTCGACGGGCACGGTCGCCGCGATCACACCGGATTCGCAGGTCGTCGTGCAGGTATCCGACCGCAAGATGGCGCAGCTGGTCGACGTGTCGATCCGGGCGAGCGCGACCGCGGCCGCCCGCAACTTGACCCGCCGGTCGGTGGTGGTCGTATGAGCATCGACGTCGCATGGCAGGAGGATTACGGGTACGTCCATTTCGATATCCGCACCGCGCCGGCCGGGTACACCGTCAAGCGGGTCGCGCTCGGCTCGACGCAGCTGATCGCGATACCCGGCTTTGAAGACTCGACCTGGCTCGACGGGTCCGGCGCCGGATACGGCGAGGATTACCGGCCGCCGCTCGGCGCGACGATCACATGGGTCGTCTGCCCGGTCGACGCGACCGCCGACAATCCGGCATACGAACGGGCGAGCACGGCGACGCCGGCCGAAGCGTGGTTGCGTGATGTCGCGCAGCCGCAGATGTCGCAGCCCGTGACGTGTGTCAACACCGACGACGAAGAGTTGCCGGCGTATCAGCACGTGTACGACGTGTCGGGTCGCCGGCTGCCGCTGGTCGTGCACGACGTCCGGCAGGGTCGCCGCGGGTCTGTGCTGCTACACGTGGTCGGCATCGCCGACCGCAACGCGCTCGAGTCGCTACTGGCGACGGGCAATCCGCTGCTGCTCGCGCTGTGCGTCGACGTCGGCTGGGCGCCGTGCATGATGGCCGTCGGCGCGGCGACGTTCGCCCGCGACGGCGACACCGCGAAGTGGTACCTGCGATTCGACTACATCGAAGTCGACGACCCGCTGCGGATGGCCGGGCAACGCGTCGTCGCGGTCACATGGACCGACATCATCAACGGCTATCCGCAGCAACCGGGCGACCCGTCGCCGGTCACGTGGTCGTGGTGCACGCTGTCATTCGTCGACTGGCTGCCGATGA